GATAGTTTATGGCACTCTTGCCATATTCCGAATGGTGCGTCCTTATACATATACATTATGTATTACTTGTATAACAACTCCACCACAAGGAAGTTTTTGGGCCATTGAAGTCGCTTCATTATAAGGAAGTATTCCTTCAATTGCACATGAATTTTTGCTCTCACCCCACAAATCTAGCTCTATGTCGCTGTTAGGTTGGGGTCTGTAACCTACAGTTATGGCTAGTTTGAGGGCTTCTTTGATGGGCATCCTATCCTTCAACATCATTAGGATTGGATAGCTCGTGAACAACCCGTAGCGAACCGGCAGTGTTGCAACCTCATCCTCTGTGATACAATACAGGCATGGCAGGTTTTTGTCGCGTGACAGTGACAGACGAGATATTTCTTCGGCACTCTCATTACTCATGGATTTCTTCCAGCTAGCCTGGGCCATGATATCAGCAATGTCCGATCCATATTGTCTGACTGCCATTACTTCAATACCTGTCAGATGATTGTTCAAGTAATCTTCAGTTGCATGTTTGTATGGGGGTAGCTTCTCCTCTAGGCGCTCAACCCTGCAATTTATCTTATATACTTGGATGCAGTTAGTTTGTTCACCGTACACGACACCACCTCTAAGACACGCTTTCCCACTCAGTAACAGCCGAATTATTCGTTCATCTACTTTAGTTCTCTTGCTTACACTGCGTGATATTACCCTGACCACAGGATTCTTGTCACCTGGTAAGCTCCTATTGAGGATTCCTCTGCAACATACTGTAGCATTCATGAGGGCCTCTTGCTGATTGAGGGTGTGATCACTCACCCAATTCCCCGATACCGCACTGCTCACTACTCTCGCAAGATACCCGTGGCTTGTGTGTTCACGGTGTGCCACTCGTAGGAACTCCCCACTAGTTTTACTAAAGACTTGTTTACTAGCATTTAACCTAATCCCATTCTCCGTAAGATTAGCTATTAGATTATCGGCATGGTCAAATGTACATGACATCAAGATGTCATCACCAACATGCATAGACGTGGGTACGTGGCCGCCTGCACATATAATGTATGCCCTGTCGAGAACAGAGTTTATGAAGCTGGTAGCTCTATGACCGCTCATCAGCGTCCCTGCCACCACACCAGCTCTTTTCCCTTTAACCCATAACTCCATGCTGTCAAAAGAATCTATTAATGTTCGGGTCCAGGACATATTGCAGTTGATATGCTGAAACAATTCCTCAAACACAATCTTCTGTGACAGCAACGTATGTTGAGAATTGAAGTCATCATAATCTACCGCAAAGAAGCTCTGTCCACGAACACTGTTTCGCCACTTATTAACTCTGGCTGCAATACCGCAGTTGCCGATACTCCCAGGGTCAAGGATGACATTACTGTTCTCCCAGATCCTTTCAACGGGTCGTAAGGCATATTCAAACCACATATACGACAGTGTGTCACATGCCAACAGTAGTCTTGTCTTTCCATGCTCAAGCTTAGCACTAGGGGTGACATACACTGTGCCATCCCAGCGGTCCATGGGATTATGCTGCCACTGTTCCATTACCGCTTTTCTGTAGGCCTGCCCTTCTTTCCTAGTTGCAAGCTCAGGATGTGCATGTTCCAGAGCGCGGGAGTGCGAGCCATTTGCAGCCCACAGCCAACGTGACGACCAGAAATCACAAATCGGCGGGTACGAAACAGACCTCCTGATTTCTTCAGAGTAAACTTGACGAACGGCTGCTCGTAGTTCGTCTTCGTTGAACTTCTGCATATTCAGGTTCTTTACGTTTAGTCTGTTTCTAGCCTCAAGTTCGACATCAATCTCACTCACCCCACGACCTAGCAAGCATTTCATCTCTACTAGCTGAGGTAGTAGTCCTGACATACCTCTGTGCTTGATATAAATATTAATTTCGTCCGCAAAATCAGGTGCCTTAACGCACGTAAGCGCCCACAGAATACTAAATCGAGCCCCAAATCCTTGGACACCGTGTGCTGCCGTAGCATATAACAGGATGGCAGCGACCTGATCATCATACAGGCCCGAAAAGTAAGCACTGTAACGCATATACTCACAATAAACGACACTGCACTCGTGTTGGCAACCCCTGATCACCTCGATTGCCGTTAAGTTTACTTTTTTCTGAGCCCCAACATGCGCCTTAAGCTGATAATAATGGCGTGGTATCTTATTCTGACATAAATTGGGGTCTGATTTCGCAGGGACCAATGCAATTAGCGCTGACGAGAGGAGTGTCAAGAGCAGTTTTGCCGCAACTGGCCCTGACTGCTGCTCTGTGTATTGTGTTACATACCTACCCAAGTCCAGGTACCCCAGGAACGTGTTTAGCACGGAGAGAGTGAGCGTTCTTTCAACCTGTTTACTAGGTTCAACTTTCTTCGTTTTTTGCAAAATAGTTTTTATGGCATCGTCAACTTGTGTCTTTACACAGCATTTTAGTTGGTTGAAAACTATCGCTGGCATCTGGGAAAAGAAGAGATTATAATCATAGAAATAATTACTGTCACTTTTATGTTGCCTTTCTTTAGATGTTACTGTCAGCCACGACAGATTCAAGAAACCACTAATCATACGTCGCACATTTTCAAAACAATCAAGCGCAGCCTCCGTTGTCACCGGTTTCGCCAACTTGAGGCTCTGGTTCGGGTACTGTATCAGATGATGGGATTAAAGAAGATGTACAACGTGGGGCTAGTGGTAACTCAACCCGGGCCGTAGCAGCCGCAAGTTTGTTAGGATCAATACGCGTCGGTGTTGAGGCGCGCACTGTACTTGTTTCAATCATTGGCTGACATAATCCAGTAACATCAATTAAAGGCATTTGATCCAATCTATTATTACTCTTATGCATTTTGACGATTTTTTCAACCTTGTCAAAACCACGTATAATATCATCCCCAATAGTTAGTGCTCCAAAAGTACGGGCTTGTGCGAGGTACCGCGCCATCATGCAGTAGCGCCTTGCCACTTCAGGGACATGCTGTATTCGTTTATTACTGTCCAGACATCTTATCCCGTCACATCTTGTGACCACGTTTCCCTCGATTACTTCCCTAGTCGGCGTATTCAGTATTCTAACATCACCGTCAGCACCCGATAGGTAGTTGCGGAATCTGACGCACACGGTTGTGTAAGAAGTCAACTCCGCCGGGTGAAACAGGTCACATGACGTACTGCCCCAGATGTACTCATCTAGCGTGTCGTGGTTTGGGGTTTTGTGAGAACATGTGGCCGTGGGCGTGCCGTGGCCAGCTGAGTTACAACTCCGACGACTTGGTTGACCCTCCAACAACCATTCATTGAAGGGGCGTAACCTGAAATCAACATTGGCAAGACCATCACCAACACGTTTGTTAAGGATGTTAAATAATGGGTTGTGGCGCATTGTTGTCCACTCAAAACGGTATGCAGAATAATCACCTGGTTCACCTGTAAACTCTAGCGAGTTCGTAGCAGCAAGTACCAGCCTTGCACCATAGACACATTGAGGGCCATAGCCTGCGGATGATATCGGTGATCGAAATGGCGCGTAATCACAGAACAAAGCAGAACTTTCTACCCAATACCACGGGGCCATCACATTCATCTCCAGATGTCTGTTCGGCTCTACAGCACAAGCCACGATGTTGAAAGCGTGGAGTAGAGCCTGGCTTGCGTTCCCGTCAGGGTTAGCAACAACGCCCCAGAATGTGCTTAAATTCTCCACGAATATGTCACAGAATCGGGTTGCGCTGTGCATCATCTGAGCAGCCAAGTCACTATTACGCCCATCAACCGTTGCCACTTTAGTTGTCAGAGTCGTAGGGTAAGTAACATCGTTGACAGTCATTCCAGGATCAGATAGATGTACCAGAGCAGCAGTCGCCAAGATAACATAATCCCAAATCCCAGCAAATTGATCCCAAGCGGGCTGTGTGGTAAACAGCACGTTAATGTGCTGGAAGTAACCGGCAATCGGGACAGGCATAGTACCATAAGGTTGCGTGTATGACAGTTCCCGTAGGGCATCACGTGTAATACCACCTTCATCACTGTGTGCAATAACTGTGGTCACGGAATGTAAGCCAGAAGTTAGTGCCAGGACGGCGTCATCACCATACCCGCAGCTGTCCATCAAGCTTAACATGTAAAATATCGTCACATGCAGAGCATGAGACAGCTGCAGCGGGTTATAATGGGGCATTGAGTACTTAGCGGCCCCGCTTGTATTTGAGATGTTATCCATAGCAATACTAGCGTCACAAGCGCACCCAAGCAAATATAACATATTAAAGATTTCAGGATCGCTGGCACGTAAAGGAGAAGGCAGATATAAGGCCGAGTGAGCCACAAAACTCACACTGTCAGCATTGCTCAAGGTCACCACCTCTTTATTTTTATGTTTTTTCTTACTCACAATGTCACAATCAATTTTCCCAGTCATGCAATAATGTGCGATACATGCACCAGCATGGCGTAGCATAGCCACAACGTTCACACAATGTTGAGTGTTTGCAGCGAGAGAGCTTGATACGTGCTTACTGTAATACCCTCTGATAATATCAGTGTACTGTTGTGGGTAAGCAGCAGTGTCAAGTGAATACCCTTGACCGGTGTATTCCTCAAAAACTGCATCAGTGCGTCGCAGTTTGAGTCGCCAGTAGATGTGGCAATCTGCTTGCACTGTAGAATCTGCGGTTGAACAATAGTTCAATCGCGCATCATACACACGCTCGTCGGTTGTATTAAAGATCAACCTCTTCCTGTTTGCAAGTTTTATAATCTCGCAAAACATAGGCTTGCGACCGCAAGCAATCTTATCAGAGTTTGGTATATCAGCCATTTTGCTCAAGAATTGTATACTCAAGGTATGTTCACGTGGAATTCTTGGGTTAAAGATGGCTGGTATGATAGCTGTCGTTGTAGGATGTAGCTGTTGATCAATAGTAACAAGAAACTTGCTTACGTTTCGGATCCTCCACACCGACCGTAGTCAGCATATTGGATTGTGTCTGCCAAAACACTCCCTTACGCTCGCGGCAGTAACCTGGATACAACCAGACGATTGCTGTGGATCGTGAGGAACTACATAAATGTAGGATGTGGGGGACTCCCACTCGATTACCCCCCGTCCAGTCAGTCCAACCGTTGGAGGCCACTGATCTCCCACTTTCATTCAATTCCAGTGAGGTTAAGGCTAGCCCTTAATGCTTTACCGTGGTGGACCACAGGTAACACTACCATCCGGACAGCTAGCGAATCCAAACTCTTAGGCATCTCGTTTGAATTCGC